ACGCCATATCGGGCCTGTTGGTAAGTAGTTCTCCCAATAGATATATTAGCTGCCTGTTTAAACACATACTGCATAAATGACGAGCAGTCCCAGGTTTTTGTGTCCGCGTTATCTGCCCCGTAAATATAATGAGCTATGCCAATAAATGACTCTGCAAAAGCTACAACAGAGTTTGCCCCTCCAGTTGCAGTAGGTATTAGATCACCAGTGACTGCATCTACTACTATGGGATTCTCTAATGTAGCCATCCAAGGTACTCCAGTAAATGGCTTTCCTTCTCCATACGGTGGGGTAAACCTATCTTTAGAAATGCACCCTCTAGTCACTCCTAAAACTGTTAACCATGACCCAAAATTGATGAAATCATGAGATACAGACTTAATATAGAACTCAATAGTTGTGCCATTCTCCGTTGATTGATACACCCATCTCATTCCTACTCTGTACTTGTTGCTGCCTTTTACCAAAACTGTACCATTGAACATGGAATTATTCTTTATGTTCCAGTTATATAAGTCCTCTTGAAATTTCTTTACTATGGTGGTAACTCCGTCCCTATCCTCCCTAGTTTGATATGCAGCATATAAACTTTCGATGTGTAATCTCCTAGTGCCATATTTCTTTGAGTAAGGTTCATGCCATATTGGCATTAAGCCAAAAGTGTTAAAGGGGTTAGAGGAAGTCCCCCCTATCTTCATACCAACTGAATAGACAGTATAAGTCTCAACATCACTCCTACCAATTTCGTCTATTACTACGTTGTCATCAGAGTCAGTTATTTGCTCTAGGGACTTCCACCTACCTTCACTAAATGGGGTTGGTCTTAGGTAGAGAGTAGGTTTATTGTCTTGTCCAATTTCCCAGAATAACTCATGGAAGGGAGAATCTGACACTTCTACAAGAAATGCCCACATACTTTTCTGCCAGTTTAAGAGCGAAAGTCCATTCATCATCTTTACCCCATCTATGCTGGAGGTATCCTTATTTATTTTATCAAACAAACCCCCACTAGAGAATTGATAGTTGGCATTGGGTTTAGCTATCTTCTCCCAAACAAGATCTATTAATTCACTAGGGGATAATCCGGATAATGTAGATCCTAAGGAAAGGGATAATGCTCCTAAGTAGCTGAGATCCTCCACTTCTGGCATTTGCCCCAATTGGAATTGTACAAATGCCTTGCTAACTCCCCTTCCTGTTATAGTAATTGTGCGCTGTGGCTTATCATCTTGCACCACCACTTTCTTACGCACATCATCCACCAAACCCATAAATACTAGTTTTCTAGCCTCTGGGGGCCTCCACATCTCAATAGTAATGAGGTCATTGGAGGTTACCCACAGATGCCAAGGTTTTCTTCCAGATAAGACTATAGAAAAAATAGGGCTATCTGCCCCCATATCCCTCTCAGTGTGTATACTTAAAACATCATTATCCATAGCAGATTGTGGATTACTGGAGATTCTGAGAATAAGATCCTGGGTATCTGTGTGTATAGTAATAATGGCTTGGGGTTTATATCTTTTAGCTTGCACCTCCATTCCCCCTATCGTAAAGTTTTAACTGTGGTAAGACCATAGCCAGCCTTTGAGGAGTTGAAATTGGATATATAATCCGTTATTCCATTAGAAACTTTTGACTGATTGTCCACAGTCATTCCCTCTACCTTTCCTGAGATACTTATATTATGCTGTACCATTGTGTCTGGAGTTGAGGTGGGGCCTATCTTCTCATTGTAATTTTTAGAGGAAAGAGTAGTATCAGAAGACATATCCCTAACTCTTGATTCAATATTAATATTCTTGGCATTTATTGTCTGGACATCTGCAGTAGAAGAATCTGAGGTAGAATTTACATATGGTCCAGCATTGCTGCTAGGGTCAATTGACTTATTTTTACCGTGCAACTTATCCCATAGCCACCCAGCACCTTGCGCCCCTGCTACAGACCCCCCACCTATTAGGGCTCCTGAAGCCAAGAGCCCGACTCCTCCTGTACCCACCCCAGCCAAACCTGCAGCACCAGTACCAATAGCACCTCCGATAAGACTGCCTGCACCTTTAAATAGGGACTTGCCAAAACTATTTCCCCCAGCCATGTCTAAGCCCATACCTACCGCAGTTCCTACAAGAGGAACAGGTTTTAGCATAGTTTTCCCCAGTGCCTTCATACCATCAGTACCAGAAGAAAGGATACTTTTAGAGTTCCCTAGCACAGTTTCAGGTACTCCTCTCCAACCACCCTCTGCTGGCCCGAGTTTTGACCAAATGTTTCTAGCTATATTGCCAGCTCCAGATAAAGGCTGAGATGTCCCACTATAATTGGCCCCATTTAGCAAATCACCACCACTAGTTACAGGGGCTGTACGAGCCCATCTAGTCAACCCCCCACGTATACCACCTGGGCCTGGGGGTATGTTACTTCCAAGGCTACGTATAATGCTCCCACCTGCACCGCGTAATACGGAACCTCCGCCTATGCCAGCAGCTAACATGCCACCTAATTGAACAGATGTTGGTAATCTGTTAAATTGAGTCATGATATTAGTACCCACATTACCTGCCCATGTGCCCATGGTATTTGCTCTTTCTTCTCGGTGGGTATCTGCTACGGCTTGTTTACCTGCCATGGATGAATTATACAACTCATTAGCCTCTTTTTCTGAGGCCAGTCCATAGCTTACCAAGGCACTGGTGTACTCTTTGCCCTTCATCCCTCCTATCTTATCTAAAGTCCCATTGCGATTCAGGGTTTTAACTACATCCATTTTATCCGTCCAACCAAATTCTTGTGCTAACACCATTTCTTGGTTGGCTAGGGTATCTTCAGGAGAGGCACCCCCCTTTATTTTTCGAGCACCTGCTAGCATATCCTTTAAATTTTGAGGATCTGATAAGCCCTTTTGACGTTGTATCTGTAAATCTTGGTAACCTGAGATGCCTTGCCACCTTTTGTCTGTCCCTAACCCCATCAACAAGTTACCTAAATTATCACTGTTTTTTATCCCCATATCCATATTAGAGAGTAGGGATGCCCCTCTTTCACCCTTTAAGGTGGAATTGTTTTCCCCTAGTATAGATTGAGCACCAGCAACTGCCCCTAGTTGGTCTGGAGCCATTTGTGTCATAGAGCTTCCAACCTGCTGAGCTAAAGCAACTGTAGAGCGTATTAATTCCTCTTCACGGCCATTCATATTAGTTTTCTTGATAGACCCAGCTAATAGATCTGCAAACCTACGCTGATCACCCTCTTTTACCGCTCCCATTTGGGACAATAAACCCCCAGCACCCGCTAGTAAGTTAGGATCAACCCCATGTGTCCTGCCAAACTGCTGACCATAAGACACATCCTGATTAATCTTGTCCCTGTCCCCTGAAGTGCCTTGGAGTGACAGCAACGTACTAGCAGTATCTAAAGTTTGTTGGCTTGTATAACCATTTTGCATGCCTGTGTTCTGTAGATCTTCTAGAGTGCCCCCATTTATGCCAGAAAAGTTATTACCATAAGCACCTATTTTCATCCCGTACTTAGCAGCTTGGGCCTGCCTTTGGCGTTGGGTATTCATGGAGGAATCTACATATTGACCTGCTCCATATATCCCCCCAAAGGGCAACAATCTAGATAGGGGATTTAGGGCACTATCCCCACGAGACAAGAGGTTGGACTCTCTCATTTCCCCTATTTGACTCTGGTATTGATTGCTCATATTTTGGGATACCCTAGCTTGCTGCAAGAGGTTATTAAGATTATCGCTCCTGGCTTTAGCCTGAGTATAAGCATGCTTTAATTTGTTTTCTTTCTTGGTGTCCGTACCTGTGTAATCCATATAAGCTGTTTGTGCAGTGGCAACTACTGCATCCAAGCTAGACTTTTTAGACTGTAAGTAAGACATGGCTTTCTCAGATTGGGATTTAAGCCCTCCGGCATACTTCATCTGTTTAGAAGATAGATACCCCTTTTGGGCATTCTCCCCTTGAGAAGCTAGCCTCTTTACAGATCTTAGTAACGTCTCTAATTCCCGTAACTTGTCTTTAGCTTGAGCAGTTTCCACCATAACATCAACTTGATACTGGGTTCTTTGTTTAGGGGGTTTTCCTGCGTTTGGGCTTGCCATATTATACCTCCTCCCAATCTGAGATAGATGTTTGCTCTTCTGCTTCTGTATCCTCTTCAAGGATTTGAGGTAGCAAATCTGCACTTGTGTCTGTAGATTCTCCCATTGCGTCCCACTCTTCCATGAAATCTGGATCGTAGTAGGATTCCTTGTCCTCAGAAGGTGTGATTTCAGGGTTTAGTCTATCAGTATCAATAAGATACTGTATAAACATTAAATCCATTTGTTCAGTGGTTAAATCAACATATCTGGAATCAGTGGGGAGTACCTTAAAGGTCTTCTGTACCCACCACTGGAATCTAGCATCATTTGTCTGGGCTATCTCCTGCAGGTTGGCCGTCTGTAGATCCTTTACGAAAAGAGTCCCTCCAGGCTATATATTCTAGAAACACAGCTTCTATAATCTCATACTCTACCTCAGGGTCAAACACATCAAACCACTCAGGGAATTCATCCAACACTATGTCTAGAGTGGATATAATTGTAGCTATGTTATCTGTGACTACATCTACATTGAAGTTCCCCCCCAGCAATACAGACTTCAAAGTCCCCATTTGTAACAGCTCCATTTGGGAGGGCTGGTGTACGACAAATCTCCCTGTAAAGCTTTCATTAATCTCAGAAAAGTCAACATTTACAGCATGTGTACGCCTCTTACCCTGGTTTATTTTTTGCAGAGTGTTGGAACGTAAAGTTTTAAGGACGTCAGGTTGAACTGTGGACATATTAATATTCCCCCTTATACTATTTGTCATTAAATAAAATGAGAACACAAGTATGTTTTAAAATACCTGTGTTCTCATTAGCATCACGTAGAATTACCTTACTAGGAAGTGGCGTTATTGCTAGACTTGAGGTACGTAAAGGTTGCGTTCTCTCCAGCAATAGCATTTACCCGAAAAGTCTCACGATAATTAACGATGGTGCATCCTTCATACGAACGAATAAGAGTGGGAGGGTTAACCGTCTTGTCATACACCGCAATAGTAATGATATCTCTCTTTAGAACTTCTTCCCCTAAAGAAGCATATCCAGCTTTAACCAGATCACCCTTTTGGTCATCAGAAGTACGAACAAAGAATCTTTCTAAGGTGAGTGATCCCTCATATCTGTTATTAACATGCTCAACTGGCATTATACTACCAATCTCATACACTCCCTCAGTACCAAAAGAACGCTCTCCTTCTAGGCCCTGAGCCTTACCTACCACCATAGTACCAATCTGTATTTGTATAGTATGCCCTGAGTGTACTGTTTGCTTAGATTCCATAACCATTTATTTTCACCCCCATATAATAATTTTAGATGTCTCTTACAAAGTGGGAGGTTATGAGTATAAAGTTTATTGGCTCAATATAGGCCACATCATAATCCACCTTAACCACAGATCCTGAGAATGTTACCGTTATATTCCTAAATGCTGTTATCTCTTCATTAGCTACTGCCTCTGTTAATATGCTCTTTGTTGCCAGGGCAATAGTTGTTATATTGACTGGAACCCCCTTACGGCCAACAAAAGTAGCTTCCAAAGACCTAGTAATTTTATCAGACAATGCATCTGATCCTCGTCGTAGAGACAACTCTCTAAAAGGTGACCCTATTTCAAGGTCAGTAGTGATGGACTGGGCCAGCCTTATGCCCCCACCGTATACATTTTCTAGAGTTGATACACCAGAGGTCATCAAGTCATCCACATCAGAGCTACCAGAGAGCAAGTTCTTCTCCAAGGCAATCAAATTAAAATAGTCAAATGTGAGTGGCTCAGATGGATCTACCCCTGATGCACGCCCCGCCAGCAAAGCAGCAGTAAAGTAGGGAGGTACCAGTTTAGTGAGTTCTGTGGTAGAATCCTTAATGTAGATCCCCGGATAAGCTAAGACTACCCTAGAGCTATTAAGAAATGAGGCTCTACGCTTAGTATCTGTGACAGATTCACTCAAACTTCCTCCCACAAAAGCTACCTTCCTTTGACCCCTTCCCTCCATGAGGGATACATGAGATTCTGCCTCAGCATGGATAGTGTTGGATGAGGATAAGACGCACAAAATATCGGAAAACTCTTCAGCAACAGTATCAAAATAAGGAGTCCAGCTAGCAGGGGAAGCCCCTGTTGCACCACCTGTTAACACAGTACTTGCAAAGTTAGTAATGGCAGCACCAAACGCAATTGAAGCTATCCGTACTAGAGATGAAATTTTATTAATCTGGTTAGGGATGTCCTGAGATACGGCCAAAATATCATAAGGGGCAGTTTTAATGTCAGCAGCCACAACAGGATCTAAAGAGCTGGAGGGTAACAGATTATCAGAGTAAACCACACTATAACCGTCTATAGAGGACAGATATTTGGCCAACTGAGTGATTGTGGAATATTGGGCATCCGCCAAATTAACTGTAACATCTATGGTTGCAGTACCAACATCTGCACCTGTTTTTATAACTAGAGAAGTAGCTTCCTTGGAGACACCATCTACAGCAACTGTTATCCCGGCGTAAGCGTCTCCCCCAGTGTATTGGATAGACATCATAGCACCTAAGTTATTAAATATCTCAGTGATACCTAAATCCCAGCGAGTGATAGTACACAACTTGCTTCCTAGTACTGTGCCATCTTCAAGCTTAATTGCTACTCTATTCCCACCTGTGCCGTATTCAACTGAATCTATTGTCATCCCGCCCACCGCAATACCAGCTTTAAGGAGAGCGTTAGTGGGTAGCACTCCTATGAGGCTAGCACCTCCACCACCTTCAGGGGAGGGAGAAAACACTAGATCCAGCATGTCATACAATTCTCCACCACGTAGGTACTTACGAGCATCCGAGGCAGATGAGAACCAAGCCACCACACCAGGAACTCCCGAATCAGACTCCCCTACGTATATAGGTCTATTGGTGCTGCCTAAAGTTGTCATCAACAGCTTATTTGTGTCGATAGCACTATAGGCTCCCGGATGTACTATCCTTCTACCATTGAATATTACTCCATAATCATTAATAGACATTAATTACACCTCTTTCTATTCTACCTCTTTAAGTACTCACTAATTTTTTGTTCCCATCTATTTTTGTTCATGTGCTGTACCCCATCCATGTAGGCTCTAAAACCTGCCTTTTGCATAACTGATAATCCTGAAGACATTAGAATTTCATTTATATTAATACGTGGAGATATAGGTTCTGTCATACGGGATTGCTCTGTAGGCTTATTTGCCATTTTATTACTCCCCCTCACCAATTACAACTGTCTCTGATATATAGTGATCAGTGACAGTGACCCCAGAAATGGCATCTCCAGCAGGTACTAATACTATTGATTCTATAGATTGACACCAGAAAGTTAGAGCCCTTCGGTACACAAATATAGGGAAGTATTCCGGAGCGGGTTCAAAATCTGTACCTCCTAACTTTTGGTTAAAAAGGCCTTGGCGTATCAATTCATTTCTCCCTGCAAGGAGAGCCCATTTTAACAGGTGATACAATTCCACCGTTAGATCTCCATTATCCGACCAGACTTCTGCCCTATAGCTAGAAGAGTACATGATCTCCAGAAGTTCATCCTCTGTATCCATGTCTATTTCTATGTCTCCTAACCCATCTTGTGTTTCGTCATCATTAGATAACAAGATACATATACAAGGTAAATCAGTAGGTGTTCTGGGAAAACCCCGTATTATCTTAATGGGAGTTTTTTGCAGATACTGGGAGATCCTAGCTAACCTAATAGGGTCAATGTTAAGGATTTTAGGGATAAGTGCAGTATTATTTCTGAGATACAACAGTTTAGACTCTATGACCCTACTGAGTGCATCCTCTATTATGGATAACATTTACATCACCTCTTATCTAGCTTTGGGCTTTAGACTTATACCTCATATGATGTAATATGTCTTGTACCACATCACTTTGATTGAGGTGTTGTAAGGTTTTACTTTCAGTGTGTAGGTTAACCAAGCTTCTTTTTACAAGTCTTTTGGGTTGTTGAGTATACCCCCAAATAGGAGTTCTAAGAGGTCTAGAAAAGGAACTGAGGGGTTTACCCAAACTAGCATACCTATAAACATCTATTGACTTAGTGTGAGAAGGTGGAGGCTCAACGTCATGATCCAACAGATTATCTTCCATACCTGTGGGAATATACCCCTTAGCCATAGTTAAAATCTCTTGTTGTACATGAAGATTATCTTGTAGGCTCATGTAGGAAATCCTCCCGCTTTAGCTGATACTTTTTAGGTAAGGTCACAAACCTTTCTCCACCTAAAGCATGATATACTACCCAGCTGCCCCTGATTTCATGCTCTATATTAATAACAATGTATACGGGCTTAGTAATGTATAGTATGGAATAATAATCTCCAGGAGTGACTTCTTCTGTTAGCCACTTAAGCTTCCTAGGATTGTCAGGGTCTACGATAAAGTCCACTCCTAAAGAATAAGTTGAGTCCAGTTGCCTTACGCAATTAATGGAGGTGACAGGGTATCTCAATGTGTCTGATATGCCAAGGGGCTGGCGTTCAATCACTTCAGAGAATCTTGTAGTGAAGTCAGTAAAAGTGAACCTGTCCCTAAATCCTATTAAATCTGTAGTTTTAGTTGTGGCATAAGCATATCCAACATCATTTAACCCTATCCTATCCTGTTGTTTATTCCCAGCTATACTGGCTACTGCTATTCTAGTTTCTGTGGGGTTAAAGTACACATAACCTAAGCCATGACATGTCTCACATTCATAGTTAGGTTGTCCTGAACGCGAATAGCAGGAGCAAAACATAGCCTGTTCCCAAGTTACTCTATACCCCTTTTGCTGTAAAAGGAGGTCAAATTGTTCAGGCTTTAGATCTACCCTCGGACCACCCATATGGATATTAGGGGTGTCAAATATAACATCTGTTAAGTCAATAGGTGGCTGAGCCATATTTTCACCTCCTAGATTACTACCATATTTATGCCCAAATACGTGTTTTTTAACATCTTTTCAAGGATCTTCATGTCGTCAGTGTAGTTCTTAATCCGAGCACCTGCACCAGAAAATTCAGGTGACTGTGTGGTACCAATAGACTGAGATAAGCCATCTATGCTGATAGTTTGGTTAGCAATACCTGCTCCAATAATCAAGTCTCCCCAAACTTGTAATATACCTATAGATGCACGTTTCATTATATACTCCACTAAGTCCTCTGGAAGGTCATTCATGCCTGCACTATAGGATGCATGAATGATCTGAGGAGCGTAACTAAATGACCCAAGCATCAAAGGCAGGAAATTGCCCCCAGCAGAAATAACCATAGAACCTGCAGTACCTGAGGTAGGGAATAACTGTATCTGACCGGATTTGTTATTAACTCGTACCCAGTCCTGGGGAAATGTTATCATTTGCTGTTCTCCAAAAAACATGCCTAAGCTGTGAACTTCTAGCACAGGCTTTTTATATAATTGCAGATATGACCAACTCAGGTAGTCGCTGGCATAATAATCATGCACTTCATCTTCTACTTCGGTAGGCTCAATAGTAATTTGAAACATACGTTGTGCATACTGTACTGCTGCTTTTAGGTAGTGGTCTAATAATCCTTGCCCCATCTGATTGCCATATATATCCTCTAAGGGCACCCCAAACAAATAGTTGTCCACCAAGAACTGGGAATTCACTTCTGAGAATTGCATATCTATGCCCCCTATTTCTTAGTCTTAACAGATACAGGGGTGACAACTTTTTTGGTTGTTTGTTCAATTACAGGTGCATGTGTAGGTTCAACTATGGGATGGAAATTAGCTAATTTTAATATCCCCCTACACACTTCCTCATCCAGGATCTCACCAACGCCACTGTCATCAAAATTTATAACCCCTTGTGAAAATGCCACCCGTTGTCCTGACAATTGTGTGTTCATTATTTTTGGCATCATGCAACCCCCTATAATAGTAAGATAAGGGGTGTAAGGTTTTAATCCCTACACCCCTTCAAGGTAGCTAGCTTATTAAATTACATTCCTGATCCTAGAAAACTAGGAACATCCGCTTTAATGTTTACATAACGGAGCCATTTCTTAGGGGCATATAAAATTGGAACCCCATACATCAATACCATCCAGCGGATTACAGGCCCAAGAGTGGCAAGATCCATCTTCATCATAGGAGCAAGTTGTCGGAAGGCAATAACCTCAGGACTCATCTCTCCCATGAAAGCTGAGTAGGTGTTAGGAAGGATGGCGTTCTTATCCGTGAATACAGTAACGGCTCCGCCTGCGGAACTGGTTACAGCCAGCTTAGCAATCTCATAAAGTACAGTTCCATCTTTTTCACTGCGATATACTTTCATATACTCAATGGGGAAAGCAGTGGAAGCAGGATTGGTGGCAGTAACAGTGACATTTTTAACCAGATCCCCGCCCGCTAGTATAACCGACTCCACATTACTAGGAATTGAATCCCCATGAGAATTACAGAAAGTTACAGCATACTTATATGTCCCTGCACCAGTAGTTCCAAATCTACCATCGGTAGCTCCTGCTACTATTGCACCAACAATAGTACCAACGGCAGGGGATTTTAAGCTAGTAGCATTAGCATTTATAGGGCGGGTTTTAGTTAGGAAGATGTTAGGCTGAAATTCCACTTCCCCACCGTGAGTCATAAACTTGTTGACCATTACCCCAGCCTGATAGCCACTGGAGGTAGGCATCAACACACGCTCTTTAGGGAAGAATGCCTCACTGAATTGTGCCATTACCTCAAAAGGCAGGTACAGGTCAGAAGGAGTACCGAAGTTCTGGATAAGCATTTGGGCTCCCCAGTTCATATGCTTTTCTTCAAAATATTGACCAGCAAGGTCAATTACGTTACCGGGATCAATCAGATTGACCAATCCATCCCACTCAAGACCTTCATTACCACCAGGTGCTAACTTAGAATTACCCCAGAAGAGAGATTGCTCTACCTTCTTGAGCAACCAAAGAATACCGTCCTGGTTTTGCTTAGCAACTACATTACCAAATGCGCTGTTTACGAGTGTCATAGGGTGGCTAACCTCACGGGTAGTACCCATAAACTTGACAAACGCTGCTTTACGTACGTAGGTGCTGTCATTGGAATCAGGCAGTCCACCCTCACCAACGAACCCTCCACCTTCACGCCCATAATCCAGTTGTTGCCCATATTGTTCAACAGTAGAATAAGCAGGTGTTTTAGGGATTTTCTTCCACATTTTAATATGCTGATCACTGTATGTGAGAACTTTCAGACTGTTTTCTAAGGATTCTACGCGGAAAGCTCCACCACCTGCCAGAGATAGGGGATTTACCTCATATCCTGCGGTTAAGGCTTTATTAAGTGCATCAACGTCTGACTGGGCTGCCATGCCAAAGCCATTTATTCCATTCTGATAATCACTCAAACCTACCATTTATTACACCTCCAAATATTAAGTTATTTGCTGTTTACAATGGCCAAAGCTTCCGGAGAGAGTACCCTTATATCACTCATTGACTCAAAAGCCATAATATCATTCATTACTGAATGATTGCCTCCGTCAAATGCAACATTGAGTTTGGCCAAGACTTCTGATTTACTAAGTGGTGCAGGAGTATTATCCCCAATACTGGCCTTAAAAGATTTTTCCACCACATTTGCTACAGACTTACGTGTTTGAGGCTGAGATTCAATGGTCTCCATACGCTTACTGAGTCTACGAATAGACTTTGATAGCTCTGACTGGGTTTCTAGTACAGCGCGTTGGGATTTAAGGATACCTTGGAAAGATTTAGCCAATATTTCAGAACTTTGTTCAGAAGCCTCTAAAGACTTATTAAGGGACTCTTTTTGACCCTCAAGTACCGCAGAGAGTCCTTTAATCAGGCCTGACAAAAATTCACTGACTTCCAATGCCTTACGTATGCTGTCATCTGAAGAGAGCTCTTCCTCTAAGGACTTTTCAGCGGCTTCATCTTCCTCAGGAGGTACATCATCTGGGTCATCTTCTTCAGTACCTTGATCCTCCTCAGGGGCTTCGTCATCTTCCTCCCCTTCCTCAGGAGCATTATCTGAGATTTCATTAGGTTGTGGCACTGCCTTCACTATAGGGTCACCTTCATTGGTCTTCCCAGCCAGTTCATCTATCTCTTCAAGAGATTTAGCTATGATTTCATCTAGTTTGCTCACAAGGGTGCACCTCCCATTAAATAGTATTTACAAAGTCTACACATCTGTCATAAGACCAACCTTTAGTTAACTGAAGGTATAACACTACTTCCGACTTTGTTATAGATTTTTTT